ATTATAATAAAATGGAATGAAACTGATTCGTAATCGACCAGAATGAAATTGTGTTTTAACAAATTTAAAAGTATAAACAATACTACCACGCCAATAGGTATGAGAATTTGCAACATAACCCATATGTGTACAGCGAAATCTATCAAGAATAGTATCAGAATAAGGTTTTACTTTAAAAGGTGTAACCAAATTATCCCATAAAATACTATTTGTAGCAGCGTCTGTAGACCAACTAAATCTATCCCAAAAATTCGGTATAGATAAAATATGTGAAAAATCCATTTCATCAGCAGAAGTTCCAGCCAAACCAGATGTTGTTTCCAATTCATTAGCAGAAGATAAAGCCATTTTGTGGGAACAATCCGCACCATCAAAATTAGCCATACGTGTCTGCGCACGCAATTTAGTTTCACAAGGAAGACCTTGTATAGTTGGTTTAGAATAACCCAACATTTTAAAAATATTTGAAGCAGCAGCGGAAATCCATGCTGGTTTTGTAAACATATTACCAAGAATAGGAATCCTTGATAATGTAGAAAGACCTTCAGATATTTGACCAATGCCCGCAGATGGCGAAGCATTATCCTTTAATTGTTTTAATTCAAGACCGCCTTGAGCGAAAATCTTGGAAGGTTGTTTCTTATAAGTTTGATTTTTATATAATTTTTGCATATCTTTATCGGTAAATTTACCAGTTGCCATATGCTGAGCAACTGATAAGAAATTTGGAGCACTACCAGTAAATATGTTTGCACCTGTAGGATATTGAACATCAACATCTTCCAAATGCGCCCATACAGTATATTCGACTGAACCAGTTCCCGAAATCTGATCTCTTAACTGACTATATACAACAAGATATATAGCACCAAAAGATCCCTGACCAGTAATTAAATTATAATAAACATGCGGAGATACATAAGGTATTCGCATTTCAACTTCAGTACCAACACTTAAATCAAGATCAGTTCTGGGACATCCAGATCTACCCTGAAGTGTAGAATTAACCAAATCAACACGATTAGGCATATATTGCGCATATGGATAATATTGCAACATAAGTCTACCCTGTTGAAAGGGTTGAGAATTTACTTGTACCTTAATTACGAGTGTAGCCCTAAGACCTACAAAACCACGTAATTTTTCCTGATACATAGCATTTGCTATTAAAACTTCAGGAAAGTTTGCAGTATATAATTGTGTCTCTGTAACATCGGTTGAAGACCAAAGACCAGTTTGCACAATTATAGGACGAGAAAGAAAATCAGTTATTGTATGTTGACGCTCCTCACGGGTCGTCATACTAAGATAATCTCCAGACAAGTTAGCCAGGTCTGGGAGAGCGTCTGTTGAAGGAGCAACACCTTCGCTCGCAAAATGGACAATTTCTTGCTGTGTGGATTCAATTTGCTTATCTTGGTTTTCAATTTGAGTATTTGTATTTGTATTTGTTTGAAAGCTAGCAGGTAAATTTCTTAGACGTATCGACTACCTAATCAACAACGTCGCATGGTGGGTTCCTTGGATAATATGGGGCTGCCACTGGACATCCTAGGATATAAGGTTAAATAACCAGTCCAATTACTAAAATAGCAATACTTGTTCTTTGATTAACCACCAAATGTTTATATGAACAAGCAAGATCACATCTTAGCTTTATTTGTGTTTTAATTTATTTAAAACATATATAATTCATCTGCTTGATAGGTAATATCACGCAAATAAGCATTATATGTCAAAATTTGTGGTATAGATGGTAAATCTTTTGCAATTCGTGTGATACCACTCTTTAATTTATTGAATTCATCTTCCCCATGAAATACAATTTCACGAAAAGCCGTTTCAATGTTATTCATTAAAATAATATTTGGATCAATTGTATTACGAGTCCAATTTAACATTTCATATATGACATCGATTTTTAATGGTGCAACCGTACGTTGTAATTCATTACTATATCTAAAACTTCGTTTTAAAAAGAAAATATCTTCCAAT